CCACTCGGACGAGCACGGCGCGGTTAGCATATACACCCGATCTCAAAAGCAAAAGGGGTGGTTACAGGATCTCGCCCGCACGGGCAGCAAAGGATAGCCGCATGGCAACAGGACGACCGAATGGAAGGCCCGCAAAGCCTGCCGAGGTGCAACGAGCACTAGGCAATCCTGGCCACCGTTCCCTTCCGGCCGCTCCACTTCCTGGCCAGGCTCTCGAAGGCGTGTCTTCGCTGCCTACTCCCCCTGCGGATCTGGGCCCTGCCGGCCTGGAGCTTTGGTCTCACGTTTGGGAGGCCGGCCGTACTTGGCTAGCTCCGGCCGCCGACCGCACTTTGGTGACGTTGCTCTGCCAGGCCGAAGACGAGCTGCAGACGATGCGTCTGTCGTTTCTGACTGGCGAGGCTGAGAGAACCTACGTCACGTCGAACGGGTCGATTGTGTCTCACCCGTACATCGCCCAGATGAAGGACATCAGGGCCCAGATGACCGCTTGGTTGTCTGCTTTAGGTTTCTCCCCTGCGGATCGTGCTCGTTTGGGCCTGGCCGAGGTGAGGGTTCGTGACGCTTTAGACGAGCTGCAGAGACGTCGTGATGAACGCGCTGCCGGAACCAAGTGAAGTTTGGGCACCGGCTTGGAGCGTTCCGTCTTTCAGTGAGAAAACTAAGGGCGTCGACGTCACAGACTTTGCTGCCACTCTGTTGAAGGCTAGCCGAGGTTTCAAGGCCGGTGAGCCGCTGAGCTTTACGGCTTGGCAGCGTTGGCTTCTGGATCGTCTCCTCGAGCTCGATCCTGAAACAGGTTTGCTGCGCTATAGGCGTGCACTCGTCGGGCTCCCGCGTAAGAACGGGAAGTCGTTGCTTGGCACCGCGATAGCGCTTGAGCATCTGGTCTACGGGCCGCAAGGTGCACAAGTTTATTCTGCCGCTTCTGACCGGTCACAGGCGAAGATCGTGTTCGGCGAAGCTAGGCAGCAGGTTCTGGACAACCCCGCGTTGTCGAGGATCATCAAGGTTTACCGCGACGCGATGGAGTTGCCGTCTAAGGGATCCGTTTATCGGGCCCTGTCGGCCGACGCTATGCGTGCTCACGGTTTAGCTCCGTCCCTCGTAGTCGCTGATGAGCTTCACGCCTGGCCATCGTCTGCCAGTAATACGCGAGGTGACGAACTTTGGGAAGCACTGACGCAAGGAAGCGCCGACCGTCCAGAAAGCCTCGTTGTAGGTATCACAACCGCCGGCGGCAACACTGACACGTTGCTCGGAAGACTTTATGAACACGGCAAGCGTGTCGCTGTCGGTGAGGTTGACGATCGTCAGTTCGGTTTCTGGTGGTGGGAAGCTGGCCAGGACGCAGATCCTACGGATCCCGACGTCTGGCGCATTGCTAACCCGAACCTGGCTGAGGGACTTCTTGACCAGGGAGACTTCGAAGCTGCCATCGCGCAAGCGGGATCTGCAGGCTTCGCGGGCTTCCAGCGTTACCGTCTCAACCAGTGGGTTCGTTTGGCCGGTGAGGACTTCGTAAGTCCTTATCACTGGTCAGAGGCTCGCCGAGAAGGCACGATCCCAGCCGGAGCTACGGTTACGGCCGGCTTCGACGGTTCGGTGTCAGGAGACGCCACAGGACTAGTTGCCGTTGACGTGAACACGGGCCTGATGAAGGTCATCGCGGTGTGGGAGCCGGACCCGAACGATCCAGAATGGACCGTCGACAGGGCCGACGTGAACGCTGCCGTTGAGAAAATGTTCGACACGTACAACGTGCAGATGCTCTGGGCCGATCCGAGCTTCTACGAGCCGGACGTCCTGGAATGGTCGAAGCGTTGGAAGCGACGCGTCGAGCGTATCCCGCCGACCAACCATCGCATCGCGCCGATGGCACAACAGTTTTTGTCGGATCTGATCTCTAAGGAGATCGGGCACGACGGAGATCCCAGACTTCAACGTCACGTTCTAAACGCCGTGGCTACCGAGTCGGGAAGCTTTAGAAAAGAGAAGCGCGGATCACCGCGCAAAGTTGACTTACTCGCATGTGCGGTTCTAGCTAACGGGGCCAGACATGCTTCCAAAGACCGCAAGACTACGACCCGAAGGGCAGTTATTCTATGAGCCTATCTCAGGACGAGCTCGGTCTAATCCAGCACCTGCTCAAGAAGATCACTCACCACGACAGCAAGAACGGTGAGCTTGAACGCTACTACGAAGGCAAGAACCGCCTGAAGGATCTCAACATCTCGATCCCGCCAAGTTTGAAGCTTGTCGACTCGGTTGTTGGTTGGGCCGGCACGGCTGTTGACGTTCTTGAGGAGCGTCTGGACTTTGAAGGCTACATCGGAGACGACTTTGGCCTGAACGAGATCTACCGCGCGAACGACCTGGACATGGAAGCTTCGCTGGGCCACAAGGACGCGCTCATCTACGGCGTGGGCTTCGTGGTTGTCGGTAAGGGCATGGAAGGCGAAGCTGATCCGCTGATCACGATTGAGTCGCCGAAGAAGATGACTGCCGTCTACGACATGAGAACTCGTCGTCTGGCTGCCGCTCTCCTCGTGGCCCGAGATGGCCGCGGAATGCCTGAGACTGGTTCTCTATACCTTCCAGACCAGACAGTGTTCCTAGACTTCTCTAAAGGCCGTCCTGTGGACGTTCTGCGCGACGTGCACAACCTAGGTCGTGTTCCTGTAGCTCCGTTGATCAACAACCCGCGCTCGGGAGATCCTGACGGCCGGTCGGAGATCACCAAAGCGGTTCGCTCGTACACCGACTCAGCCATGAGAACCCTTCTCGGTGCCGAGGTTGCTCGCGAGTTCTACTCGGCCCCGCAGCGTTACGTTCTGGGTGCCAAAGAGGACATGTTCCTGGACTCGGACGGCAACAACCTTGACGCTTGGTCAGTTATTCAGGGCCGGATGCTTGGCGTGCCTTACAACGAGGACGACAACGTCATGCCGACTGTTGGCCAGTTTGCTGCCAACTCGCCGGCTCCCTACTTCGAGCAGATCCGTCAGTACGCCCAGCTCTTCGCTGCCGAGACGGCAATCCCTGCCTCGTATCTCGGGTTTCAGACCGACAACCCTTCGTCTGCGGACGCGATCCGTCAGATGGAAGCTCGTCTGGTGAAGCGTGCCGAGCGTCGTCAGCGCCAGTTCGGTCGCACCTGGAACGAGGTCGCCAAGCTTGCTCTGCTCGTCCGCGACGGTGAGCTGCCTGACGGGATCCAGAACGTTCGCGCTGTCTGGCGTGACGCTGCAACACCTACTCGTGCTGCGGCTGCCGACGAGGCTGTGAAGCTGATCCAGGCCGGCGTGCTTCTTCCTGACTCGCAGATCACGTACGCACGCATCGGGCTGAGCGACTCGGACAAGCAAGTTTTGATGAACGAGAAGAAGGCTTCAGCCGCTCAAGCTTTGGTTGCCAACCTTGCCGACGCGGCTCGAGCAGCAACCAACCCGGGACCGGTAAATGGCGGAACGCAAGCCTAAGCTCGTCGAGTACGAGGGCAAGCAAGTCAGTTACGCCAGAGCTAAGTATCTGGAGACGTTGAAGCAAGAAGCGATCCTTCGCCAGGTCAACGAGATCGTGATGGACACGGCGACCCGCTCGGTTTCGACTGGAGCAACGCTGGGCCAGCAAGACTACGGCGGTTTGCTTCGCAGCATCGTGCCTCAGTTGCTCGACCAGTATGGGACCGTCAACGCGAAAGCGGCGATGGACTTCTACGACAACTCGCGTCTGCTGTATGCGAAGGCTTACGGATCACAAGCTAACCGTGAGGTTTCTCGCTCGTCTGCAAGAGCCAGAGCTAACCGCTACGCGACAGCCGTCACGAAGAGCGCCGTGTCTTTGGGTCAGATGAGCTTCGAAGAGTTCCAGGCCAGGTTTGCCGCCGACTACAAGCTCGCTGAGAAGTCTGAGCGCGTTATCGGTTACGCCATGAAGGTCAGGGCCGAATCCGGTCACAAGCCTTCGGTTGACGCCATGAACAAGGCGATGACTCGCGAAGTCGCTTCGTATCATCACGACACGATCCTGTTCAACTCGGCTCTCGATCCGTTCGTGGAGCGTGTGCAGCGTGTAGCTCAAGCTTCGGCTTGCGAGTTCTGTCGCATGATGGCGCTTGGTTCGACAGACGGCAGAGTCCGCGTGTCAACGTACGCAATCAAGTTTCACGACAACTGCCACTGCACGATCCAGCCGCTTTACGCTGGCGAAGATCCAGTTCGGCCGCCGTATTACGACGACTTCGAGAAGCAGTATAAGGATGCGACGAAGGAAGTCGGCTCAAGAGACTATCGAGACGTTGTTCGTGAGATGCGTCGGATCAGACCGGCCGGCACCGACAAGGTTCTGCCTAAGGCTGCTCCACAGGCTGAACTGCCTAAGTTCGACCTGGCCAGCTTTATGAGCGCCGATAAGGATCAAAGAATCGCTGCGATCAACGAAGTGTTTCAAGGCCGGGACTTTGCTGGCTTCAAAGTAGAGTATACCTCGTCACGCGGCCCTAAAGACTATCTGGCAATCGTGAAGGGCGACATCATCGGGCCTGATGGCGGAGACGCTGGAACAATCGAGCGTTGGTTCGACAGGGACGCGGATGGATCGATCTTTGTCAAGCACGAGCTTCTGTCTCTAGAGCGTCGATACCGAGGACAAGGCTTTTCGACTGAGTTCAGCAAGTTCTCTGAAGACTTCTACCGGTCGATCGGTATCAAGAAGATCAAGATTGATGCTGGTCTGGAAGACGGAGCTTACACATGGGCTAAGGCCGGTTACACGTGGCGCACCGGATCTGAACCAGTGGTCATCTCGAAAGAGAAGATCTGGGATCTCGAAGAACGCGGCTTGACAAAGGAAGCTGAACGCTTGCGCGCGATCCGCGAAGTCATGGACAACTACACCATCGACTATGAGAACTACCCGCAGCCGTTTGAGCTTGCGAACATGCAAGGCCCAGAGATCGACGGCATGCCGTTTGGTCGATGGCTTCTGCATAAAGAGTATTGGGAAGGCGAGAAGAAACTATGACGTTCATCGAAGCCTACCAAGCTCTTGTCAAAGCTTTCATCGAGGATCGTGGCCTGGATTACGACGACACGTTCTGGACCCAAGACGACCGGATCGCGTTCAAAGACGCTTACGACAAGCTTCTTATCGCATACGACCGGACGCCCTTCTAAAGACTTCTGCTGGACCGCAGCAGCAAGGCAGCCGCATGGCTGATCACTGATCCTGCATAGGAGAAAACAATGAGCGAGGAAATCGCCAACGAGTCTGTAGAGACTCAAACCCCTGACACCACTATCGAAGCAGAGCCGCAGGGCCAGGCCGAGACTGACTGGAAGAAGGAAGCCCGCAAGTGGGAAGCTCGTGCCAAGGAAGCTCAGGCTTTCAAGGAGCAAGCCGACAAGTGGCGGGAATACGAGCAGTCACAGAAGAGCGAGCACGAAAAGCTTGCTGAGAAGTTGACTGCCGCTGAGCAGTTGGCTTCTGAGGCTACTGCTCGTCTTACTCGGTACGAGGTTGCTTCTCAGAAGGGCATCCCGGCCGAGGCTCTCGACCTGCTGACCGGATCGACTCGTGAAGAGTTGGAGACGGCGGCGGACAAGCTGCTCTCGCTCATTGGAGAACAGACCAAAAATAAGCTGCCTATGCCTGACGTCAACCAGGGCAAGCCTGCTCCGGCTACTGTCGGCCAGCTCACCGAAGCGGATCTTGACGGCATGTCGCCGACCGAGATCATGCGAGCTCGAGCTGAGGGCCGTCTCGACGAGCTGCTAGGCAAACACTAAACAAAGAAAGCGAGTAACGCCGAATGGCTATCTCTAACTTCATCCCGACCATCTGGTCGGCTGCGATCCTTGAAGCTTTCAAGGTTTCTCAGGTAATCATCCCAACCCTAAACCGCCAGTACGAAGGCGAAGTTGCTCAAGGCAACATCGTCAAGATCACCGGCATCACCACCCCGTCGATCCAGGACTACAGCTCAAGCCGTAGCCTCACCATCGACGCTCTGTCTGACACCACTCAGTCGCTTGCCATCGACCAGATGAAGGCGATCTCGTTCAAGGTGGACGACGTTGACCGTGTTCAGGCTGCTGGTTCGTTCGACCCTGTAACCATGGACGCCGGCCGTGCTCTTGCTGAGGACGCTGAGGCTTACGTCATCGGTCAGATGAAGGCTAACGGAACCTCGGCTGGAACCGGTGCGATCACCACCGCTGCCGCTGCTTTCGGTGCTGTTGTAACCCTTCGTCAGGCTCTGACCAAGGCTAAGGTTCCTGCATCGCAGCGCTTCCTGGTCGTGTCTCCAGAGTTCGCTTCGCTTCTTCTTGCTGAAGGCTCGAAGCTGACCTCGGCTGACGCTACCACCGCTGGCGAGCTTCGCAACGGCGTACTGGGCAACCTGCTCGGCTTCACCGTTATCGAGCACCCGCTTCTAACCCACACCGCTAACCGCCCTGCAGCCATCGCCTACCACGGCCCTTCGGTTGCTTTCGTCGGTCAGCTTGACAAGGTTGAGTCGGGACGCATGGAGCTGGCTTTCGCCGACTACATCCGCGCTCTAAACGTCTACGGTGCAAAGGTGCTTCGCGCAACCGCCGTTCAGACCTACCTGCCTGCTAGCTAAACCCTAGCTTCGGCAACCGGGAGGGGGCCGGGTAACTGGTCCCCTCCCACCCCAAAGACTTTTTGAAAGGCAAGACATGGCTTGGACAACTTTCTCCGACGTGACAGACCGTTGGGCCGGCAACGACGTGCCGACGGATCAGAACCTCGTCGAAGCTCTGATTGACGACGCTGAGGCCGTGATCCTTGCCGAATACCCCGCGATCCAGGCCAGGATCGACAACGACAGCTTGCCGCTGAACCTAGTGAAGCTTGTCACGGTTCGCATGGTGTCTCGCGTTCTACGCAACCCCGAGAACCTGACCTACTGGCAGCAGACCACCGGCCCGTTCGGCCAGGCCAGGAACTTCGGAACTGCCGGTTCCGACATCTTCCTGACTGACGACGAGAAGAACCTGCTCGCCCCTAAGAAACGCGGCAAGGCTTTCGAAGTGAACGTTGCCCCTAACGCACGGATCATGGAACCGCTGACTTGGTGGGAGACCGGAGAGGGCTTTACGCAGCTACCATGAGTTTCTTCCGCGGATCTGAAACAGTAGTCATCAAACGCCGTTCGGCTAACTCGACCGATGACTACGGCAACAAGACTTTCTCGCTGACGACGATCACCGTCAACAACTGCATGATCGGGTTCGATACTCAGAACGAGCTTCTGGAACCCAACCGTGAAGCTATGGATCAGAGCTTGACGATCTACATGCCCAACGGCACCCAGATCCAACCTGGCGACCGGTTCATGATCCGTGGAACCGAGTTCATCCTGGACGGCAACTCTCAGAACTGGGAGCCACCGTTCAACTTCAATGTCGGTGTAGTTGTAAAGGTTAAGAAGCGCAATGGCTAAAGTGAAGGTGAAGGTCGATCCGCAAGGGGTCGCTGACTTCCTTCGCTCTAATAAGCCGATCCGCGACCTTCTGAACGACCAGGCCCAACAGGTCAAGGCGAACGCTGAAGCAACAGCTTCGGCAGCCGAGAAGGGCCCTGAGGGTCGTCTGACCGGTTATGCGCAAGCCGGCTTCACGATCCGCTGGATCATGCGCGGCCGTCGTCCTCGTATTGACATTGTGTCTAACGCGGACACGAAGACTGCGACAGCGGTTCATTTTTACACGCAGAAGCGTGACGGCGTGGCGCATCTTCGCGCGGCGCTTTACAAGATCACAGACAGAGGTTAGGCATGGCGGTTCAGTTCCCCGACATTGAGAAGACTGTCGTCTCGTTCCTGAACACTCAGCTTGCGTCTTCCTCGTTCTCGGGCACCAGGGTTGCCACCAAGAAGGCGCTGCCTGACGAGACTCAGCCAAGCAAGCAGATCGTCGTAAACGTGGCCTACAACGGCGAGTTGAACTACGTCACGAAGCTGGCCAGCTTGACTCTGGACGTTTGGGCTGACGACTACGCGACCGCTTCAGGACTGGCTCTCTGGACCGAGGCGAAGATCAGAGATCTGGCCGGCGATCCTGTGAAGCAAGTAACTGTTCGTCTGGGCCCGGTTCGCGGATCTGACAACACTCGTCAAGAGCACCGCATGCTTGACGTCGAACTGCTCGTGAAAGGCACGACAGTTTAGCAAGTTTCGGCTGAGCCGAAAACGAGCCGTTGGCTCACTCATTTCGAAATAAGGAGATACAACTATGCCAAACACTGCTGCTGCAGTAAAGGTCGGCGTTACAGGCTCAGTCTGGGTTGGTGCTACTTCCGCAACCGCACCTACCTCGTCTGTCTCTTCGCTGACCGGCTTCACCGAGCTCGGCTATGTCAGCCCTGACGGCATTGAAGAGTCGATCGACACCTCGACTTCTCAGATCCGCGCATGGCAGAACGGCGACCTGATCCGCGAGGTCATCACCGAGTCGACCGCGACTTTCAAGTTCATGCTGATGGAAACCACCAAGGCTGTTGTCGAGCTTTACTACGGCACGACCGCTTCTGGATCGACCACTTCGACCAAGGTCGACGTGAACCCTTCGGCAACCGGTGGACGCAAGTCGTTCGTACTGAACACCGTTGACGGTGCTTCTGTGATCCGCACCTACATCGCCTCGGGCGAGGTTACTGCTGTTGAGCCGATCAAGTCGGCTAACGGTGAGGTTGTTGGTTACGGCATGACCGTTACCGCGTTCCCGAACTCGTCTGGCGTTGCCTTCACCAAGTTCTCGAGCGACTTCGCTGCGTAACTAAGCTGGCTGGGGAGGAGATAGAGCGGTCATCTTCTCCCCAGTCTTCACCCCTTCTTGACCGCTGAACCGCTAAAGGAAAACAAGCATGACCGCAAACAACCCCGTAACTTTTGAACACGCCGGCAAGACCTACTCGCTGCCAAACATCCAGGAAGTCAAGCCTGGCGCTTGGCGTAAGGCTCGCAAGGGCACTGACGAGATGGACAAGGCGTTTCTTCTGCTTGAGATCGTTCTAGGCGAGGACAGCCCAGAGCTTGCCGCTCTTGACGAGCTCGAGCCGGAAGCTTTCAACGCTGTCATCGAGCAGTGGATGCAGGGCGCGACGCCGGGGGAATCTGTAAGCTCCGAGAGCTAATCGAGGAGCATCCCGCAGCTTTCGCTTACGACTTTCGGGCCAGGTTCAACCTGAGCATCGACGACGTGGGCACCAAGATTACTTACCGAGAAGCCGTGCTGCTTCTTGAGATCCTGTTACAAGACTCAACGTCTTGGTTACAGGCCGCCGTGAACGAGTGGAAGTTCCCAGCTAGTCCCGAGTGGATCATGTTGGTTCAGAACTTTGACGCATTCGTTGCTGCTAACAGCAAGACACGTCCTAAGCGGACGCCTATGCCTTGGGAATACCCGAAGGTGATGGGCAAGCCGACGATCTCCGAGAACAAGGTTCGGGAGATCCTGGACGCAATGAGACCTAAGGAGACCGATGGCTGAGAGAGCCTTAGCAACTGCCTATGTGAACATTGTTCCAGGCACTAAAGCCGTCGAGCAGTATCTGAAGTCTGGGCTCGGTGAACAGGCTGCCGGTGCCGGCCAGCAAGCGGGTGGCAAGTTCGGATCAAGCTTCAAGAACCGCTTTAGCGGTGTCATGCGCGGCTTTGCTGCGCCCCTCATCGGCGCGGTCAGCGTGGCCGGCGTCTCTCAGTTCCTGACTGGAGCGGTGCAAGGTGCCTCGGATCTCAACGAGCAGCTTTCGGCTACTCGTACAGTGTTCGGTGACGGATCTAAGATCATCGAGAAGTTCGCGAGTGGCGCGGCTGACAAGCTTGGCCAGACGAGGACTCAGATCTTCGAAGCTTCTAAGAGCTTCGGTGTATTCGGTAAGGCTGCCGGCCTGGGCGAGAAGGACAACGCGAAGTTCTCGACCTCGTTGGTTAGCTTGGCGACCGACCTTGCCTCGTTCAACAATACGTCTGTTGACGAAGCTCTGATGGCTTTGAGCGCGGGTCTTCGTGGCGAGTCTGAACCGCTTCGTCGTTATGGTGTTCTTCTTAGCGAGAACACGCTGAAGGCTCAGGCTCTGAAGATGGGCCTGATCAACAGCACTAAGGAAGCGCTCTCGCCACAGAACAAGGTTCTGGCTGCCAACGCTGCGATCTTCGAACAGACCAAGACGCAACAGGGCGACTTTGCTCGAACCTCGGACGGCCTGGCCAACCAGCAGCGCATCCTGTCTGCTGCGTTCGCTGACGCGCAGGCCAGCTTGGGCGAAGCTCTGTTGCCGACGATGACAAACTTTGTCAGCTTCCTGAACACGAGCGTTATCCCTGTCGTGAGCCAGTTCTTCGAGGACTTCAAGGCCGGCAAGACTCCGCTGAACGACGTGCTGAACAGCATCTCGGCAGTCTTCAACTTCATCAAGGACAACTGGACCTGGATCAGCACGCTCAGCGTCGCTATCGGAACTCTCGTCGCCGGTTGGAAGCTTTACAACGGTGCTTTGCTGCTCTGGCAGAACATCACGAAGATCGGCATCGCGATCCAGGCGGCCTGGAACGTTGTCATGGCGGCTAACCCGATCGTGCTCGTGATCATCGCCGTCACGGCCCTCGTGGCGGCTCTCGTCTGGTTCTTTACTCAGACCAAGGTTGGGCAGCAGATCTGGAAGGCGTTCACCGACTTCATCGGAACCGCGATCAAAGCTGTTGGCGCGTTCTTCGGTCAGGTCTGGGCCGGCATCGTCGGCTACTTCAAGGGCCAGGTCAAGCTCATGTCTGGCATCTGGAACGGCATCGTTAGGTTCTTCACCGATACCGGCAAGAAGATCAGCAACTTCTTCTCAGGCGTCTGGGACGGCATCGCCGACACGTTCACAGGCGTGTTCGACTTCATCGCGAACGCGTTCAAGGGATACGTGAACACGTGGATCGGTTTGATCAACTGGATTATCGGCGGCTTGAACACGATCCAGATGGACGTGCCCGACTGGGTTCCAATGTTCGGCGGCCAGACATGGGGCATCAACATCCCTAAGGTTCCGATGCTGGCCAAGGGTGGCTTCGTCGACAAGCCGACCACGGCGATCATCGGTGAAGCTGGCCCGGAAGTGGTCACGCCGCTGCGCGACTTTGAACGAATGATGGGCCTGGGCGAGAAGTCAGCTTCGGATCGTCCTATCTACGCCGACGGCATCGGTCTGCTCGGTTGGCTTCGCGAAGAGGCTAAGGGCCAGGCGACTCTCGTCTTCAACACGGAAATCTCGAGCATCACTAGAGGAGCGCGCTAATGCCTTCAGTTCAGCCGACGCTGACTTACAAGTCGACACCGCTTCCTTACGTCGAAGTTTATCTGTCGGATCTGCAGCGCAAGAACCTTTACCCAGCTAACACGGTCCCGACTTCGACGACCGGCTGGGTTGTGAACTATGGAACGGGTGGCGCAGGCTCGCTGTCTTACCCGACTTCTGGCGGGCCGACCACAGCGGCTGCCGGTTACGGTCGCATGACTTTCTCAACGATGCCAACAGGCTTCTTCGTCGGTGCTTACCGTTCGCAGAGCACGAGCTTCGCGCCGGCCACTGCGGGCCTGGTGCACACGCACTCAATGTGGATCAGAACCTCGGTCGCTACCGTGGCCCGTCCGCAGCTTGACTGGTTCAACGGCACGACTCTGGTCAGCACCATCACCATGCCTGACGTGACCATCCCCGCTAACACTTGGACTCGGATCAGCGCGTCTGGTGTTGCGCCGGCCGGAACGGATCGAGCTCGCTTCATCGGCTACACCTACTCAGCCGCTTGGGTTTCTGCTCCTGTCGGTTCGACCTACGACTTCACTGGTGTGCTTGCTGAGCAAGAGTCGGTTGTGAACGACTACTACGCGGGAACCGCGACACCATCGACCACGCCGACAAATGTCACTGTCTACCGTCTCTGCGACGGCGAGACGAGCATCGTCCGCGGAGCTAAGAACGTGACCGCTTCAGGCGCGTTCCTGGTCAACGACTTTGAAGTGCCTTTCGGCAAGCCGGTCACCTACTGGGCCGAGACTTTCGCCAGCGGAACAAGCCAAGGCTTGAGCTCGACCAACGTCACGACCGTGGACGTTCAGGAGATCTGGATTCACGATCCGCTCGACCTGACCAACACGATGCAGATCTTCCTGGACGGCGACAACGACGCGACTCTGGGACAAGGCTCGTTTGGTTCGATCAGCCGCGAATACGACTACAACCGCACAAGCGTGTTGGGCAAGAGCCGGCCGGTGCTTCAGTTCTACGGCGAGAAGGCGATCCAAGGCTTGAGCTTCGACGTGCTCGCGAAGGCTGCCGGTAACAGCAAGCTGTACGACTTGCTCTCGGTCGCTCCGCTCATGGTTCGCGTTCCTGGCCAGCTTGGCAACGTCCCGAGAATGCTTTACGGAGTGATCGAAGGTTCTGAGGAACCGATCGACTGGCACCTGTCTAGCCAGACCGCTCCGTTGACTCGCTGGAAGCTCACGCTGACCGAGGTCGAGCCGCAGAGCTTGGACATAGTTCTGACTTTCTACTCGTACGCGTATTGGCAGTCTCGTTACTCCAGCTACACGGCAGCGAACGCCGCTTACGGATCAACGACTTACATCAACGCAGTGAGGAACCCGCCGCTCTAATGCAGACCGTCAGCTCTAACTTTCTGGCAGCCGTTCAAGGATCGACCAGGCCCGTCTTCTACGCGGACCTGTGGAAAGACAACAACCTTGTCGCCACTTTGCCGCTTGAGTCTGGCGAAGCTTCGTTCGACGCGAACTCTGACATTCAGGGCGCGATAAAGCTCACGGTCGCTGACGCGGACGGAACTCTCACGCCAACGTCCATGGGCTCGCCGTTGACGCCGTTCGGATCTGTCATCAACGTCAGGGCCGGCTTCAAGGTTGGCGCGGCTGAAGAGCTCGTCAGCCTTGGTTGGTTCATCGTCTGGGACATGGAGATCGAGGAAGCTTGGAAGAGTTACACCGACAGCACCGGCTCGACAACGCTCATCCGTAACGGCAGTCGGATCACTCTGACCGGCCGAGACCTGATGCAGAAGGTCGCCGACTACAAGTTCCTGGTGCCTACCGCCCCGACGCAGGGCACTGCTTGGGCCGAGATCGTTTTGCTCGTGTCTGACGTGGTTGGAACTGAAACCCCGTCATGGGCCGGCTTCAGCGACGTGTCAATCCCTAGCACGCTGACCTATGGCGAGGATCGTCTAGAAGCGGTCAAAGCTTTGGCAGCCGTGTTCGGTGCCGAGCCGGTCATGACACCAACAGGCAAGCTGACGCTTCGTCTGCTCAATCCTGGCCAGGTTTCGAGCAACACCGCGCCGACGTTCGGTTGGAACATCAACGTGAGCAAGTATCGCAAGAGCCTATCTCGCGAGGACGTCTTCAACATTGTGGTCGCTCGCGGCAAGAACACTCAGCAGCTCAACGTTGTCGCCTACTCGATCCAGACCGACGGGCCAACCTCGTTCTACGGTTCTTTCGGGCCCAGACCTGTCTTCTATGACACGGATCTGTTGAACACGGTCGCGTCGATCCAGGCTTACGCGGATGCGCAGCTTTCGACGATCGGCCAGCGCAACACGCAGACGGTTCCGATCACTGCGCTGCCAAACCCAGCTATCGAGCTTGGTGACTACGCGACGCTGACTATTCAGGGTTCGCCTTCGCCAGTGTCTTGCCGTGTGGTCGGCTTCACTTACAAGAGCCGAGGCGAAATGGACGTCGTCCTGTCGATGCCTCAGAACTGGATCGCATAATGACGTATCGCAAGAGCTTTGCTCAGTCGCTGAAACCGAGCGTGCCTAGAGTCAAGACTGGCGTTCTGGTGTCGTACACCGGATCTCTGGCAACGGTCGCGATCGAAGGCCAACAGATGACGCTTCCGATGCTTGACTCGGTGAGCACCACGATTGCGGTTGGTTCGACTGTGGTTTGCCAGGTTTACGGCAACTCGGGCTTTATTATTGGATCTGTCAACACTGTCAGCCGGTCAGCGTCTGGAGCTTGGACTGGCGGCTTCAGCAACCCGCCGGTTCCGAAGCCTTCGACTCAAGGGTTTGGTTACTCAAACTTCAGCCCTATCGGTCTCGGCGCTTACGACGACACGAGCGGAACGTTCTCGGCCGCCACATCGAGCTTCACGCAAAGCTCAACGACTGGTGGCGCGTGGTTCTTCGGAGCTTCAGCGTTCAGCTCTTTGTCGAGTCGCACGATCCAGTCGATCGAAGTCTACCTGCCGCCGCTCACGTCGGGCTCGTATCCGTTGAACGTGGCTTACCACTTGTACGCGACCAGGCCTGGCGGCGTCGCGGGCTTCTCTGGCACGCCAGTAACTCGCTCAGCTTCGGGCTGGGTTGCTTTGCCTACGACCTGGAACAGCGTCATGCAGAGCAACCTCACAAAGTTTGGTGTTGGCATTTCAACTAGCACTAATACCGCTGTTATCAGCAACGGCTTGCCGTACGGCACGCTAAGAATCGGATGGAGTAACTAATGGCAACTGTTGGAGCTAAGAACCAACCAATCGTTCAGACGACGGACTCGTTCAACCCCGTCAACGACATCAACACCTTGTCGAACTGGGTCGCTAACAACTACGCGTCGGTGAAGATCCTCACCGGTTCGACGCTGCGCACATCTTTGACTGGTGCGGATCTGTTTGCTGGCCTGATGGTCTGGGAGCAGTCGACTGGCCAGTTCTGGCAGTACGACGGATCGGCTTGGGTTCTGCAGCCGACTGGCACTCCGCCTCGCATCGAGCTGACCAACACGGCCGGCTCTGGCGGCTTCTTCCTAAACAACACTGTAACCACGCTCAACTCGTGGACAACGACTCAGAACCGCGGCGGCTTCTCGGTCTCCGGTGGTGTCGTAACCGTCCCGTTTGCGGGCCGTTACAACGTCTTTCTTCAGATGGCGTTTTCATCGCAGGCCACCGCGTCGGGCACTCGCATAATCCGCGTCGGCACTAGCGCAGGCCCTGTCTACTGGAACTCGACAGCTCCAGTGAACTCGCAAGGCTCTTACATGATGCTGAGCGTTCCTGGCCTGAGCTTGGCAGCGAGCGCGACGTTGACTCCAGGCGCGTTCCAGACTTCAGGCGCAACTCTTGACTGGGTGGCAACCGCATCGGCCCCGTCAAAGTTTGTCGTCGAGTATGTGGGTGCGTAATGCCTGAGATCCAAGAAGAGTCCTCAGCTCGCGTAACCATGCTGATGCTCTACAAGGAGCTTCGGGAGACGAAGGAGATGCTCATCGAGATGCGTTCGGATCTGCACGCGCAGAAAGCTAAGGCTGAGGATCATGAGACGCGCATACGTCAGCTCGAGCAGTTCAAATGGCTGCTTGTTGGTATCTCGCTCGCGTCGGGCGGCGTGGGCGCTGTAATGGCAAAACTAGTTGGAGGATAAATGACCGAGTTCAACCCTGAAGCGATAGACGGCGACGGCGACGGCCTGGTGCAAGAGGGCACCGAGTTCGAACGCCCTGTCGAGGAGATCCAGGAACCGGCTGTTCCTGAGAAGGCTCCTAAAGGCTTCCTGTTTGCGCTTGACGGAGACAACTACGCAGTGATTGCGGATCGTCTCGGCGTCGACGCTGTAGAGCTTTGGAAGCTCAACAACGAGAACCCTGTTTACCCTGGAACTTTGATCCGAAAGAAGTAGAACGTGGCCACTCCCGCTCAAGTGCTTGCCATCGCGACGAGGTTCGCGAAGGAGCAATACAAGGAAGGCAAGAACAACGACAGCATCTTCGGCAAGTGGTATGGAATGAACCACGCCCCTTGGTGCGCAATGTTCGTGTCTTACTGTTTCAATCAGGCCGGTGCCGGCAAGCTGATCAGGGCCCAGACTGAGAAGGGTTTCGCTTCGTGCGGTGCTGCCGTGACGTTCTTCAAGAAGTGGAAGCGGATCGTCCCAGTCAAGAAGGCTCAGGCCGGCGACATCGTGTTCATGAACTTCACCGGCGGCAAGTCTGCCGCTCACGTCGGGATTGTGATCCGTAACGACGTCAAAGGCAAGGTGCTGTATTGCGTCGAAGGCAACACAGTGAACCCTGACGGAACTGGCGACCAAGAGAACGGTGACGGCGTCTACTTCAAGACGCGTCCTTACCGTTACATCGTCGCCGTGGTTCATCCTCGTTGGGAGATCCTGGACAAGCCTGAACCTAAGCCAGTCGTTGGAGCTGGCTCCGTATCGAAAGCTAACTAAATGACCGCAGAACAGGAACAGAGAGATGAAGCTAATCTGGGATGCGATAAAGCGGACTGCTGCGCTGATCGGTGTCGAGGTTGCAACGATCATGGCGGCCGGATCTGTGATGGACGTCGAAGCTTGGAAGGCGGCTGTGATGGCTGCCATCTCCGCGGCGCTAAGTGTCTGGGCTGCGATAGGTCGTAGTTACTACGAAGACGGCGAGCTCACAGAAGACGAGCTTGATGAAGCGTTCACTGAGCGCTAGTCACTAACTGAAGGACCCTCCGGTTTGGCTTCCTGGCCAGGTCGGAGGGTTCTTCTTTTCTGTTATCAAACTGTTACGAATAAAGTGCACTTAGTTTGTGCATTTTGTTTGTTTTCTGATTAGATAAATACATCAAGCAAAGCGCTTGATAGATAGGGAAAAGAAATGTCAGTAGTATTCACCAAGGAACAGATCCTCGAAGCAATCGAGAAGGCTAAGACAGTCAACTGCTGGGCCATCTCGGACAATGTTGAACTCACCTACGAGCACGAGACAAACGAAGTCGTCGTCTGGAACGGTGAAGGCGACTATGACGCTTGGTATGCCGAGACTGAGATCGACATGATCCTAGCCGAAGCTCAGGGTCTCGAAGACTTCTACACCAACAACTAAAGCTTCCTCACTTCTCCCCTATCGGTGGGGAAGACAAAAGGGCCCCCAGTCACGAGATGACTAGGGGCCCTTTCGTTACTTCTGGATCAGTCGAGGATCACCGCCACTCGGCAGAAGCTCTCGACCTGGATCTTGTCCTTGTCGCCGCCGGCCAGCTTGATCGCAGTCTGCCACACGCGCGGGTGGGCTATGTTGCGAACCTCGACTGGTTCGGGCTTGCGTCTTGTTGCTTTCGATCCGTTCGATGCGCGGAGCCTTCGAGCCATGTTTGTCAGCCTTTCTTGAGGTGGCGTGTCGCGTCAGTCGGCTTGAGCTTGGTCACTTGCATGGACTGGCGCGGTCTTGCTGGCAGTTCTATCTCGGCAGCCACACCGAGGAGAGCCCTCACCGGTTCGCTGTGCGTCTCGCACAGGTCCACTCCCCACGCGGATCGTTCGCCCTCGAACCAGATTCTGAACTCTTGCACGTCTCCGTGGCAAGGTCGTTCGTCTTTGTCGGCAAGGTCGCAGACGCTCACGTATCGTTTTGCCACGTTTAGGCCTTCCGCAGTTGAACGACGTTCTCGCCGGCCGTCGGGAACATAGGCTTGAGCCGCAGATCCGCGTTGCGTGATGCTCGGTCCAGGTCGAGGCCAAGATACCGCTCGGTCATAGCTGAGTGGGCGTGGCCGAGCATGGACTGAACTCTGCGCAGCGCTCCGTCGTAGCCTTGATCCACTAGCGAGTCGAAGTAAGCTCGGGCACCCGACCTGCGTAACGTGTGTTCGCCTTCGCGCATCGTGGGATAGCCGGCTCTGGCGTAGACGCGTTGCAAAGCCAGGTGCGGCAGGTGGACTGGCTTGGTCGGGACGATGCCGTGACAGGGCACGTACTTGCCGTTGGGCCCTCGGTTGTTGTTGGCCCGCTTGGGGATCAAGTAGAAGTTCGGATCTGATCCGTGCTCGGCTGCCAAGTAGCGCAGATGCTCGCGCAAGTGCTCAGCAAGCTCGGAAGAGATAGGCATGACGTCGTGTTCCTTCGTCTTCGTCCTGTACACCTGGATCTCTCCCTTGTCCAAGTGCACATGCTTCAGCTGAAGCAGTCGCTGCTCACTGCCGCGAAGGAACAGGAACAACCCCGTGGCGACAAGCATCGTCTCTTGCGGGTGCCCACAAGCGGCGAACAGTCTACCCCACTCGGATCTTGGGATCAGTAGCCGAGGCGTGACAGGCACCTTCTCGTTGCGCCATCCGAACAGCGGATCAGAGTTCGGTCGCATCAAGCCGCGAGCTCGGCACCACTTGAAGAACTGCTTGAACTGGCCCAGTCGCTGGTTCCTAGTGGACGTCTGCCACGTGTGGATCGCGAACACCTTGTCTAGGTGCTGATGCTCGATCTTGTCGACCCAGACGTCCCCTACAGCTTCGAGCAGGGCGTCCACGGCTTGCCTGTTGGATCTCACGGTGCCGGCCGTCAAGTTCCTGGCCTGGCAGTGCTTCACATACTCGTCCCGAGCTTCGGTCAGTCGTAACCGTCGTGCCACAGACTCTCCTCAGGTCCGGGTCAATGCAACATGTCACAAGGATCGTACTGTCATGTTGCATCAACTCACTCAGCGTTCGCCACCAGGCACTTTAGCGCGAGTTTGCGACGAGTGGTATGCCCCGTCTGAGCCAGTCTGCGATTGCAACACACCACAACTTTGCGTTGCAGCACGTCACTGATACCTTGCAGCGCGTGAACAGCGGAGGGATCAAGGGATGCCGGCACCGAGGCTTCTGCCGCCTACTCAGGAACTTCAGACACTGGTCGATCAGGGCCTGACGCACGCTCAGATCGCGGACTGGATCAAGAACCGCTACAACGTCGTTGTTGCCCGTAGTGCCGTTTCAGCTGCCCTGAGCAGGGCCGGACTGACAAGGACTGGGATGCGCTACCGAGACGAGATCCCGTGGCGGGTCAAAGCTGAGCACCTGACGCAGTATCCAGCTCGGATGCTCAGGCTGCTTGGCCGGCGGCGGCTGGGCATGGATCTGATCGAAGACGAGAGCCAGCGTCTGGACGCTTGGTTGACGAGCCTGGAAGAGCGAGAACTGGTCGTTGCCTATTGCCCTGACGGGACCGGCTTCATCTATGTCGATGCTGACGAGATCGGCGACGGTGAGAACGGGATCCCGATCCGAAAGCGCACTATCCAGATCGACGAACTAGACGAGTAAGGGGGCAACCGGTGCGAGACGTCTTCGTGCTGACGTTCGACCATGACGAGACGCTGAACCATCCAGGCCTGGCCGAGCTCGCCTGGTCCGACTTCTGGGCCCGATCCTTCTCGTGCGGAGGTTCGGAAGCGTACGTCGGCGCAGACATGATCGTGTGCGCGACCAAACCGTTCACGGCCGGCGAAGACGCGGTGATGACCTGGATCGCGGCTCAGGATCAAGCTCTGTTGTCGATCCTAGTGAACCTTGCCGACGGCAGGGATCTGATGCTTCTGGAACGGCTACACGTCAAGCAGTCAAGGGCTGATGCTCTGGCAGAGCAGCAAGCTCATCTGGCAGCCAGACTGGAGCGGGTTCGTCGGGTCGCGGCCGCTGTTTCTCGGATCCCAACGCAACATCACACAAGGAAGGGCGAAAAGTGACACACCGAAACGTTCAACTCCTGCCTGAGAGAAATGCGTCGATAGTATTAGAAATGACGGATCTCTACATGGAGGTGATTATGACGGATCTGAACGTTTTGCTTAGTGGCGAGATTGACGGAAGCATCGGGAACCCGTGCATCGTGAAGCGAACCATTGACGGGCTGGACGAGCCGTACAGGTCGAAGCTTCGTGACTTGGTGAACACTCGTTGGGCCGATGGCGGCCTGACCGAGACGGCCTTGTCGAAGCTGATGCAGCACGCAGGACTCACTTGCAGCGCAACCATGTTGAGCCGTCACAGACGCGGCGTGTGCACATGTCCGACAGAAAGGTAAATGATGGAGTCATCAAAACCAGAGCTAGACGCTCTGCTTCAAGTGGGGACTGAAGGATCAGCGGTCGACGTTTCTCGTCGGCGCAAGACTCATCCTGTCGGTTGGGAACCCGTAAACATTGGCGAAACCGGTGGATACATCACCACGCCGCCGCAAGCTGAACCGCCCGCAGACTGGGAGCAGTTCCTTGACGAGCTTCTTCCGCCAAGCATGGATCGAAGTCTGTTCGAAGTCGACGAATCTAGCGTTGAGATGCGCGCCTGGGACGGCAACGTCGGGATGGGCGAGATCAAACGCTTCTACTACTTCAAGGCGCGTGTGCGCCGCAAGAACTCTGTTGTCGACCGTGATCTGACAGACATCATCGAGCTGGCCAAGAAGACGAAGGTCAAAGCTGCCAAACTTGTTGACGAGGAACGCGTTTACTGGGTCCACATTACGGATCTGCAAGCTGGCCAGGCTGACGGCGACGCCGTGCAGGGCATGGTGAACCGAGCTTTGCAGATCTCTGACATCGTGGCGGACGACTTGGCGAACCTGGCCAGGTCTGGCCGGCCGGCGTCTCAGATCTTCGTCCCGATCACTGGCGACTTGGTGGAAGGCATCATCGGTTGGTATGAGATGCAGACGTTCAGCGTCAAGCTGGATCGTCGCGACCAAGTGAAGCTTGTCAGGCGTCTGCTGTCGGAGATCCTTGTCGCTGTCGCGAAGCTTGGTCTGCCGGTGCATGTGGCTGCCGTTCCAGGTAACCACGGCGAGAACCGTCACAACGGCAAAGCGTTCACGAGCTTGAACGACAACGACGACTTGGCTGTCGTGGAGCAGATCGCGGAAGCGTTCGCTCTGGCCGGCCTGGACTCGGTGACGTTCAGTCTGCCTGAGAAGGAGCGTCTGAGCTTGACTGTTGAAGTGCTTGGTTGGATCGTCGGCCTGACTCACGGCCACGTCGCGAAGTATGGCAACGGCGTCGAGGGGAAGATCCTCGGTTGGTTCAAGTCTATGGCTGCCACTCGGGACCCGATCGGCGACTCGGACATCCTGTTCACTGGTCACTATCACCACCCGCGCTTCCAGAGCTTGATCGGTGACACGTATTGGGTTCAGGGCGGCGCGTTGTGCGACACGTCAGCTTGGTTCAGCCAGTCGGCCGGTCTGGTTTCAGATCCGTGTCTGCTGCGCGGAACGATCACGAGGGCCCAGAGGATCGAGTCAGTCATGCCTTACTTCTGGCCCAGAACCACAACAGCAACTAGAAACATTGGAGCCTAAGCTTTGGAACGCAACACGATTACCGCTGACGAGATCGCGCTAGCTAACCGCGTAGCTCGACGGATCGCTTCACGCTGGAGAGCGGTCGAAGAGGATGACATCGCTTCGACGCTGTTCCTGTGGCTTATCGAGAACGCTGGCACCGTGCGCAAGTATCGGGACGAGCCTGGCGGCACCGGTAAGCTTTACGTGGCGCTTCGCCGTGAGGGCAACAAGTTTGCTGCCGAAGAGCAGAAGCTGAAGGTTGGCCGCGGTTTGCGTGACGACAACTTCTACGATCCGGCCAGAGTGTCTCGGATCTTGCCGTACATGTTCGAGGACACGCCAGAGACGCTTGTCATAGTGAACCCTGTCACTGGCGAGCCTCAGTTCGTCCCTAACGAGCACGGCATGGCTCAAGCGATCCTGGCTGACGTGTCTGGAGCGTTCCACGGTTTGCCTAGGGAGACTAAGGAAGTGCTGTATTGGCGCTTCCGTGACGGTCTGACTCTGCAAGAGATCTCTGAGCTCGAGGGCATCAGCAAGGTTGGAGCTAAGAAGCGTGTGGATCGTGCCGTTCAGCGTCTGTCGGACGCTTTGGCCGGCAACCGGCTCTAAGCGCCTTCTCCGGCCCAGTCGTGAAACGGCGTGCGCGACGGGATTGGCAAGCCTGCGGATCGTCGGAAAAGCTTTCGTTGGTTCGCTGAGGTTCCGCCCCAAACGCCGTAGACCTCCCACTTGATGGCGTACTGAAGACACTGGGCCACGATCGGGCAGCCGTAGCACATCTTCCTGGCCTGCTCCGCAATGTCGAGCGCGTCTGACGCAAGCTCGGGAAAGTAAGCGTCGGGATAGTTGACGCACGGGACGATCTCATCTGCTTCCCACTGGGCATCAAGCAGTTTCTTCAGATCCGCTTTCTGGTCGTCGTTTTCAAAAAACATGTTTCTCCTCAAACTAAATAAAATGTCGCATGAGCGGCATAAGATCAACTTACTATAAAAAAAGAGAGCCGCTGAACATTTCGCTCAACGACTCTCTTGCCATCTAACCGAGGAGATTAGTCAGATGACTAAAAAGATCGTAACAGAGCCTTTGTCTGTGAAGACTTGGGGCGACGCAGTGTTTCTTGGTATTGCTGAGAACCAGTCCGAGCAGTGGCATGCGATGCGTGCGACAGGTATCGGCGGCAGCGACGTCGGAACTATTTGCGGCTTGAACCCGTGGCAGTCTCCGTTCACTTTGTGGGCGAAGAAGACCGGCCGGTTCGAGGACAAGATCCAGAGCAGCGAAGCTATGGAGTGGGGAACGCGTCTTGAGAGCGTGATCCTGGACAAGTTCGAGGAGTCGCATCCTGAGCTGAAGCTTCACCGGAACGTCGGCACTTGGCACAACAAGGATCGGGCCTGGCAGCTTGCAAACCCTGACGCTGTCGCGACGGATCTGGACGGCAACGACATCATCATCGAAGTGAAGACGGCTCGTTACGAGGACGACTGGGCGAAGGGCGTGCCGGCCTACTACCGGACGCAGGTTCTCTGGTATCTGCAGACGTTTGGTTTCAAGAAGGCGATTGTGGTCGCTTTGTTCTCTGGTTCTAAGTATCGCGAGTTCGAGGTCGAGTTCGACAGCTTCGAAGCTGAAGTGAACCTGAACCGTGTCATCGAGTTCCGCGGTTATCTGGAGTTCGACCTGGCTCCCGACTTCGACGGTGCCACGAGCACGTTCCAGACGATCCGCGAGATGCACCCGATGATCGAAGACAACGAGGTTGAGCTCGGTCAGCTTTACACCTATTACGCGCTCGCGATCCACGACGAGAAGCAAGCGGTCGAGCACGCGAACGAGATGCGTTCCCGAGTCCTGGCCGCGATGGGCAGCGCGAAGCGCGGTCTGTTTGACGGCGTGGTCGTTGTGACGCGCCAGGCCAGGAACGGTGGCACGCCTTACCTAGTGAACAAGCGAGGATAGCAACATGACACAGATACCTGAAAAGGGCGCCACGATCCGCTTTCGGCGGCCAGTCGTTTTCGGTCACGCGATCGACATCACTGCAACCGTTGAAGACATCTACAAGGGCGAACCGGTTCAGATCAAGTTCTTCGGGATCCCCGGATACGTAGCAATAACAAACGAAACACAAATAGAGGAGATAAAACAAAATGGCTAACTTCAACTTGAACGACTACGAGACAGTCGAAGAGCGTCTAGCTCGGTTCTTGAAGGATCACCCTGACGGCAGGATCATCACCGAGAACTTGACTACGGCAGCCGACCGATCCGTGAACATGTGGGTTGTCAAGACGACGATCTACCTGACGGACGCGGATCAGGAGCGTCAGCTTCCTAAGGCGACCGGTCACGCTTTCGAGATCGACGGCGTCAACGGCATGGCGAACAAGACGTCGGCTCTGGAGAACTGCGAAACGAGCAGCATCGGGCGCGCGCTCGCGAACGCTGGCTACTCGGGCAACAAGCGAGCTACCCGCGAAGAGATGGCGAAGGTTGAGCGAGCTGTGACTCCGCGACCGGCTCGCGACTGGGAAGCATTGCTTGAAGGTGTCACAACCAAGGCTGAAGCTCGCGCCCTGTACGACCAGGCCAGGACTAGCAATGCTGGCCAGCAAGTTCTAGCGGCGATCAAGACTAAGGGCGAAAGCCTTGCCTGACGAACTGCACCCGTTGCAGCGTGATCGTCAGATCCTTCTGGAGGCCGTGCGACAGGTCATGTTCCTGTCGCAGGCTTACCGGGACAACGAAATGAACGCGTTACCTTACGCGCTCGAAGCTAAGCGGCTGAGCGAGCGCTTGATAGCCGTTCAGAAACAGATAGAAGAGCAAGACATTGATTGAGACTCCACACGACGTTGTTATTGAACTAGCGAACATTCGGGCCCAGTCCGAACGCGGTGTCGGCTTGTTGCGCGAAGCTGAGCAGAAGCTCATTGCTTTGACTCTGGCTGCCGAGCGTGCTGAGGCTGCCGCGTTCCTGGACGCGCAAGGCACTGTTGCGGATCGGCAAGCGGTCGCGAAGATCCAAGCTCTGCCGGCTCGTGAGGCTGCCGAACTGGCGAAGGTTGAAGTGAACTACATCAAGACGAAGCTGAAGAGCCTGAGCGAGTCGATGATGGCGGTTCAGACGTCGGCTCGCATGATCGAGCTTCAGTGGAAGACGGCCGGCATTGAACGCTAGACAGTTTCGCCGGCTTCAGGATCGGGACGGGTATTGCTTGCACTGTGGCGAGACGGAACGCGTCTCCCCTAACCATCGAGCCAACAGAGGCATGGGCGGATCGAAAGCTTTGGACGTCCCGTCGAACCTTGTCCTGTTGTGCAGCCGCATGAACTTCCTCATCGAAGCCGATCCAGTAATGGCTGACCTGGCCCGCGAGCACGGTTGGAAGCTTGAACGCTGGCAAAACCCGAGAGCCATTCCTGTGAAGGATCTGCGGACGGGAAAGACTTGGTATCTGGGCGACGACTGGACGCGCGTCATAACATTTTGATAACTGGACTGTTTTGGTGCAGTTAGTCCCTCGTTTTCTCGTATAGTTATTTATGCAAGTCAAAAGGCTTGCAGATAGAGGAGAAAATGAACTACAAGCAAGCTGAACTATTAGCTAGAGCTATTGAGCGCGACCTGAAGTTTGTTCGTGCTGACCAAGACGTCTACCTAGTAGATAACAATGGCAACGCGATCTATTACCAGGCCGCCAGGGCCCGTGGTGCGCGCCACTACTGGACGGTTGTTTCCAGTGACGGCAACGTTGCAACTTTTAGCATTGACGACTATGACGGCGTTGGCGCGATCCTGAGAAAGGCCGCATAATGCCAGTCATCATCATTGAAGGTGTGGACGGTTCCGGAAAGTCTACTTTCGCGGATCGTGTAGCAGAGAAACTAATCAACGAAACCGACGCTAACGTGATCAGGGCCCACAAGGGCGTTCCAGAGAACGACAGCATGTTGGTCGAGTATTTCGATCCGCTCAAAGCTTTGGGCCGTAACGACGTCTTGGTCGCTGACCGGTGGCATGTCGGTGAGATGATCTACGGTCCGCTGTATCGCGGCCAGTCGAAGATGAAGCCGATCATCGGATCGTTCGAGTCGTTCCTGGACGAGATCGAAGCTCAGCGGATCATCATGACCACTTCCCTCGAGCAGATCGTTTACCGGTTGAAGACTCGCGGAGAAGACTATCTACAGGCGAATCATGTTCGTCAGGTCTGGGAGTTTTATGAAGCCTACGCGAAAGTGTTCGACTACACGCGACTGTCGGACCCTAACGATGAGGATCTGAACTACGTCGTGTCGCTCGTCAAGGATCAACTAGCATGATCTTCGCCAATACTCTTAGAGACCGTTTCGCTCAGCTACGCAAGACCGGGCCCGTCGTGGCCGGCACGCTTGAGCTGGTGGGCGAGTCGTTTATCGCTGACGAGCCGAGCATCTTCGGCAAGCCTAACGGCGACTACATCGAGCGCGAGCTGGCCTGGTATCTGTCAGGCAGCCTGAACGTGAACGACATTCCTGGCGGCGCTCCCGCGATCTGGAAGCGTGTCGCGACTCCGGCCGGTGAGATCAACAGCAACTACGGGTTCCTTCTGCTTGACGAAGCTAACGGCAGCCAGATGGAAAACGTGGTGAAAGCGTTGGTTCAGGATCAGAACACTCGCAGAGCGACGGCTGTCTACACTCGCCCGTCGATCCACACCGATTGGAACCGTGACGGCATGAGCGACTTCATCTGCACTAACGCGGTCCAGTATCTGATCCGCAATGGTCAGCTTGTCGTCGTGGTTCAGATGCGAAGCAATGACGTCGTGTTCGGTTATCGGAACGACCACGCTTGGCACCGATGGACGCAAGACCAGATCATCAAGGATCTTGCCGAGCATGGCGTCTTCGTTGAACCTGGCCAGGTTATTTGGCACGCCGCGAGCTTGCACATCTACGAGCGCCACTTCTGGATCTTGGATCACTACATCGAGACAGGCGATCCGTTCCCTGAGGTGACCAAGTGAGGCAGAGCTGGGACGAGACGTGGATGCGTGTCGCCGACTCGATAGCTGGACGAAGCAAGTGCACTAACCGTCAGGTCGGTGCCGTCGTCGTGGACCAGTCCAACCGTCCAGTGTCGGTCGGCTATAACGGATCACCGGCCGGTTACAAGGCAGCCAGTTCGTGCGCCGCGTTCTGTCCCCGAAGCAAAGAAGCCAACCCGTACGTCGACCGATCCTCGAGCTACGCCAACTGCGTCTCGGTTCATGCCGAAGCTAACGCGCTGCTGTTTGCGGATCGTCGCGACTATGCGGGCGGCACGATCTACGTGACCAACCCGTGCTGCTGGGAATGCGCGAAGCTTGTCGCCAACTCTGGCGTGACTCGTGTCGTGTTCCGCTCAGGGCCCGAAGACGCTCACGCAGACATTGAAACACCAATCAAGTTCCTGGAGGCGTGCGGTCTCCAGGTTGTAGTAATCAACTAGAGGAGAAAGCAACATGACACTACAAGACGCACTCAACGCCCAGTGGAACCTTCAGGTGAACTCGTTCGGCGCAGATCCGAAGGATCTCAACGACGAGCAGAAGCTTGAGTGGATCAGATGGAACGTGCTCGCGCTCCAGGACGAGCTGCACGAAGCTTTGGCTGAGACTGGTTGGAAGCCGTGGGCCAAGAGCAAGCACGTGAACCGTGACGCTTACGTTTCGGAGCTGGTGGACGCGTTCCACTTCCTGATGAACCTGATGCTCGTGGTCGACTGTGACGCTGACGAGTTCCTGGCCAAGTATTTCGAGAAGCGTGGCATCAACGCGGCTCGTCAGGCGGCCGGATACGACGGCGTGACCGGTAAGTGCCCTGACTGCAAGCGAGCTTTGGACGACAAGGCTGTGACCTGTTCTGAGGCCGGCTGCCGTGAGGTCGCCTAATGCCGATTATTCGTGGGAAGCACTCGTTCGACGGGCATTTCACACAGTTGCCCAACAGTTGGGTTCGTGACACCAGACTCAGCTACAAGGCTCGCGGACTGCTGGCCGAGCTGATGAGTCACGCGGTTGGCTTCGAGGTGTCGCGCGAGAGGCTAGCTAGGAACGGCCAGGATGGCGATAGAGCCATCAGAACGGCTATCCAGGAGTTAGAGGACGCTGGATACCTAGAAAGGTCTCAGACGCGCCACGAGGACGGCCGGATGGGACCGGCTCTCTGGATCACGAAGGACCCGTTCGCACCGTCGGTTCATTTTGCGCCGGCGGATAACCCGCCAGCGGGCGATGCAGGGGTAAAGAATACTATAGAGAAGAAGACTGAAGAGAAGAAAGATCTTGCTCAAGCCAAGCTTGAGCGACTGTTCGCAGAGTTTTGGTCGGTTTACCCCAGGAAGGTCGGCAAAGGATCGGCTTGGAAGGCTTTTGTCAAGGCTGCTTCGGCTGCCGATGGCGAGCTGATCGTCGAGGGTGCCGTCAAGCTTGCGACTGATCCCAATCTCCCACCGGTCCAGTTCGTGCCTCACGCATCAACCTGGTTGAACCGCGAAGGTTGGCTTGATGATCCGTATCCGGTCCGAGTGTTGTCGCCTGAAGAGCGGAAGCTGAAGGAAGAGGCGGAGAAGCTCGAGCGGATCGAGAAGGATCGTCAGGAGCGGGCCAGGATGAAAGCGGAGCAGGAAGCTGAAGCTGAGCGTCTGCGCCGTGATCGTGAACTGAACCCAATCGAACGCTGCGAGCATAATCGCGTCGCAGTTATTTGCACCACTTGTAACCCTGTTTCGCGACCGGCCCGACCGGCTTCTGCGCAATAGAGTTCTAATCAGTGCCCGACGTTTTGTTGGGACCCAAACAGAAAGAAGAAAACAATGGCAATCAAGGTTGAGTTTGACGCTTGGCTGAACGACGTGAAGTCGTTCGACTGGGGACACGTCGCAAAGGTCGCGCACGATCAGCGGGCCCGCAACGACAGTGGCGAGTGGGAGACTGTCGGCAAGGACTATCTTGACGTCACTATCACTGCCGAGCAGTTGGCAGCCATCGACGGAGCTTCGAAGGTTCGCGTCGTTGGTAATCTCAAGGCCGGCACGTATCAGAAGCAGGACGGATCGACTGGCGTCAGCCTGAAGGTTCGAGCAGTCGACATCTTCCCGATTGACCGAGCTTCGCAGGATCCCGTCGGCGTGATCAAGAGCGTTCTCGGCGCAAGTGAGGACGTTCCCTTCTAATGGGCCAGGTCGTGTTCACTTTCGCGGTCGGGTTCCTGTTTATTGTGAACTCGGTGAACACCGCAACTCCGCTGCTGCAAGTCATCGACATGGTGGCCGGCATCTACTTCGTCGGCATGGGCGCGATCCTCGGATGGATCAAAGCTCGTGACTGATCAAGAGCTCGCCTTCGTAGCGCTTGGCACTCCTAGACCGCAGGGGTCCAAGCGTTACTTAGGCGTTTCACCTTCTGGCGCTCCAAGGTTTGTTGAAGCTTCGGACGTGAAGCCGTGGCGGCAAGCAATCGCGAAGGCAGTGTTTGCGGAGTGGGTGCGATCCGGTGACTCTCGACCGTTCACGGATCCCGTCGTCGTCCAGGCCACGTTTTACTTACCGAAGCCGAAGACGGTGAAGCGGATCTGGCCGTCAGTGGCACCGGACACGGACAAGCTTTGTCGTGCGCTTGGTGACGCGTTGAGCATTGACGCGAAAGCGATCCAGGACGACAGCCTGATCGTCAGGTGGGAGGCAACAAAGCTTTACGCGCCTCGACCTGAAGACGCGGGCGTTCACGTCAGGGTTCGCTTGGCTGCCGAAGAAGATAAAAACAATGCATTGTTACTGAGTGTAACAGTTTGATAACACTGGCATAAATGTGCTTTGCGATCCTTATTTCACAGTAATGTTGATCTTGTTAGGCAAATAGCCTGACAGATAGGGAAAACAAATGAGCACCAAACTAAACGCTAGATCGGTTACTAGGATCTTGAAGGCAGCCGGTTTCGACCGGGCCCAGTGGCGCAAGCCGATGGTGAGCACCTGGAACGACGGCTTCGACACCGAGCTGAACTGGACCGGCGACGTCGTGCACGTCACTTGGCTGTTCGCGGGCCACTTCAGACTTCACACCGCTGAAGAGAAGCTGACTATCACTATGAAGCTAGCCGCCGCAGCCGAAGTTCTTGCCAAGCACGGTTACATCGTCACCTTCAAGACTGCAGAGAACCCTTACCTTGAGATCAGCAAGGCGGCCGCGTAATGCGCAACCTTCTAGACTTTATTCTTGTCGCAGCTTTTATGGCTGCCATCATCGGCTTGGGAGTGTTCCTGAACTGGATCGTCGCTCTCAACTATGACTTCTTTGCGGGAGTCTTCTTCACCGCCCTGTTCTGGGCCCTAATCGCTGCCGGCCGCGCAATCATGAGGAGAAACTAATGGCACACGCACGCAAAACCGACCCGATCACCAGTCACGAGGCTGCCGACTCCGTCAAGGACCCGACAGCGACGCAAGAGGCGATCCTGAAAGCTCTGAAGCGTCCCGCAACCGACGTTGCGCTTGTCGAGCGTTACCGCAACCTGAAGAACGCGCCTCGGGCTTCCGAGTCTGGGATCCGTTCTCGTCGAGCCGAGCTCGTCAAGCGCGGCCTGGTTGTGGACACCGGACTTCGCGCCGTTCTGGACTCCGGCCGTAAGGCGATCATTTGGAAGGCCGCTTAGCAACATGACACTGACAGCCATAGACTGCCAAAGCTTCGCGGGAGGCTTCTCCCTCGGAGTGAACCAAGCCGGATTCAAAGTCATAGCCAAGCGCGAGCATGCTGGCGGCTTCGGATCACCGCTCGCTTTTGGCAACCGGCACCTGCTCGGCACCGAATGGGAGCTCGAAGCTGGAGACGCCGACACCTGGACGTCGATGGCTGCCGATCTCGTCTTCGGCAACCCGCCATGCGCAGGCTTCTCAACCAGATCCTCGCGGATCTACTCGGGAACCGGTCACGAGAACATCGTCGACTATCGCGGCGTCAACTCGCCGGCCAACTCGTGCATGTGGGACTTCGTCCGCTACGCGGCCAAGTGCAACCCACAGGTCGCGATCTTCGAGTCGGTCCAACAGGCCTACACTGGCGGGCTCAGCTTGATGCGTGAGCTCAGAGACGAGTTCGAAAAGCTCACCGGCCGTCAGGTCTACCTGACGCACGTCCTGCACTCCAACGGATCACTTGGCGGCTATGCCCAGCGCAACCGCTACTTCTGGGTTGTCAGCGATCAGCCGTTCAGTGTCAACGTTCCGGCCCTGGAACGACGCTTGACTGTCCGAGACGCGATCGGTGATCTAGAGGATCTAGAACCAGGCGCAGTCGAAGGTCACGTCGGCCGCGACACTCCACGAACCAGACGCCTGTCCGAGCTGGCCGCCAAAGTTGAGTGGCTGCCTGGAGAGAAGTCCGGCACCGCGTACAAGCGAGCTCAGGATCTCGGCGTCGCCCTGGACTGGGAGCACACGTCAACGGTTGAGATCGGCACGAGCCAGTTCGCGCCGGCCCGTATGCACTACGACCGGCCGGCACCCGTCCTGACAGGCAAAGCTCTGACCGAGTTTGTCCACCCGACCCTGCCGCGGTTCATCACTCACCGAGAAGTCGCTCGCATCATGGGTTATCCCGACGAGTGGAACTGCGCACCGGCCGTCGAAGCTGGCGAACGAGGCATGTTCTGGTGGGGCAAAGGCATCCCCGTCGGATCTGGCCGCTGGATAGCCGAACAGGCTGCCAACTACATGCACGGCAACTTCGGCCGCCTCACCGGCACCGAGCTCGGCGAACGCGAATACGTGATCAACGTCGAGAAGTGGCTGAAAGACAACCAACCGCCAGCGGATCTCCCCGAGCCGCTATTCACGCTAGAACAGTGCTGCTGAGAAAGACAAGAAAATGACTGACGACTTCTTCGAATGGCTAACCTTCGGCATAAGCAAGGGATGGATCACTGAACCGTTCTGCGGCACCCACGACGAAGATCCTGGGATGACCGATGAGGAACGTGAAGCTTGGGAGACCGGCGGCGATCCGTGCTGGCCGGCAATCAGGATCACTGAAGCGAGCGCACAATGAGCAAGTGGCAGCGGATCAAGTATCGCCTGGCCTGCAAACTGATGGGCTTCGACATCTACGGCGCGAACGCTGTGGCAAGACAACAAGGCTACCGCCAAGGCTACGCCGAGGGCATGGTTGCCGAGAGAATGAAAAGGAATGACTAATGAGTCTAAGCAGCGAAAGCAAGCACTTCGCTTCGATCTATCTGGGCCAGGAAGAGGACACGGCTAGGGAAGTTCTAGGCGTGTTTCTGAAGGACGGTCGCAAGGTTGAGATCTACGTCTCGGCTGACGGCCAGTCTGTTCGGATCATGCTTGACGGGCAACAGTTGAAGGGCAAGAAGTGAGCGCCGGTGAGCCAGGCTCATTGACCGACATCGCGTTCGAGACTGGTGTCATAGCTGAACGGAAGCGTCTCGGCGATCTGATCGAGGCCGAGATCGTGGACCTGAAGACTCAGCCAGTCCTAGTCGACCGCGAGTTCATCGACGGCCTAGAGCGAGCTTTAGAGCTCATCGACGGGGAGATCTAGTGAACGAAACCATGACCGTGACCTGTCCACGCTGCGGGATCCAGGAACGCATCACCTTGATGAGCTACAAGCAGCGCGAGAACCGAGGCACCCGCCACTTCTGCATTGACTGCCGAGACATCGCGCGCCCTAAGTCTTCAGGACTGACCGACGCTCAACTCGGCCGCCTACTTGACCATGCGAGGAGGCTCGTCCATGACTAGCTTCTTCGGTTGGTGCCTAGACAAGCTTTGTCACAAGTGCCCGACAACAACCCCGTCCGGTCTGACATGCGGCTGCGGCTGCCACACCGGATCACAACAGGAGGAGAACAATGGCAACGTATAAGCCGCCAAAGCTCGTTCAAGAAGCCGCTCAGCGAGCTCTGGACTGGATCAAGGAAGGCAAGGCCGGCGACGGGTTCACCGCTGTTGGCCGAGTCAGAGCTGGCCAGCTTGCTCGAGGGGCAGAGATCAGCGAGGACACGATCCGACGCATGAAGTCCTACTTTGCGCGCCACGCCGTCGACAAGAAGGCCACCGGGTTCAACCGAGGCGAGTCAGGCTACCCGACACCGGGACGAGTCGCTTGGGACGCTTGGGGCGGCGACCCGGCCGAGATCTGGGTATCAGGGATCAACCTGGAGAAACGCAAGTGAACGAGATCCAGCTAGAGATCCGCGACATCGAGCAGAAGATCCAGAACCTGGAGGACACTCTCGACGCTATCTCGCCGACCAACGTCATCTATCCGGCCTTGATGCTAGAACTTCAGGATCTGAGAGAGCAACTAGAACCGGTGAAAGCTTTAGCAATAAAGTTCAATCTTTAGGTTTACTTTTGGGCCCGAAAACCGCTCTCCTTTCTTTAGAAGGTGTCTCCACGAGTGCCACGCTCAAAGCTTCTCGGCATCGTGTTGAGGGGTCGGTTGGTGGGTTTATACATCTTCTCGCCATAGAGTTAGTTATGGCAGCCGAAAAGAAGGAAGAAAACTATGCCTAACCCAAAGGGTATCAACCAGTATTCCAAGGGTGGCGGCAACTCTAAGAGTGAGATGATTGCGCGTCACATGAAGAAGTCTGGATCTCGTTTCGAGAGTGAACAACTCTTGAAGGGCATCACCATGTCCCACAAGCCAGGCCCTGAACGCGACCAGGCCTTGAACTACTTCGGTTTCACGAAGAAGAAGGGCAAGTAATGCCAAACCCTAAGGGCATCAATCAGTATTCAAAAGGCAGCGGATCTGGAAAGAAGAAGTCCGAGAAGCCAATGCCTAAGTCGACTTCCAGCTACAGAACCTTCGGGCTCGGCGCTCAAGTCCAGGCCAACAACGACTGGGCCTACCGCATGGGAGTCTCAAAGCCTAAGGGCGGTAAGTAATCCTAGCTCCAACCCCTTGCCTAGAACCTGGCTGCCACAACCACGTCACAGCCATGGGCCGGTGCGCTCAACACCAGAAACCTCGATGGCAAGGATCTAACAGAAAACAAAGACTACCCCGGGACTGGGCTACGAGACGTCTTGTAGTTTTGAAACGGGATGGCGGGGTCTGTTATCTCTGCGGAGAAACCGGCGCTGATACAGTCGATCACGTAATACCAAACGACGATCACTCACTCAGCAACCTGAAAGCCGTACACGACCGGACCCCACCACACTGTCACCGGTTCAAGTCCAGTAACGAAGGACACGAAACGCAACGACAAAACAGGATCAAGCGCAGACTCTGACACGATCCGAAACGCAAGCTTACAACACGTAAACGACCGCAAACAAACGAAAGTGAGACCCCTGGCAGCACCCGCCC